GAAAAGTATGCAGTAGATGTATGTTGGGACGGTGAGCCAGTTGATGGATGGGAAGAGCATATTGTGTTCCCTACACCATTAGGCGTACACAGCTTTGGTAGTTCAAGTCAGCGAGACGAGTATGCTGCTAAGTATTGTGAGCTGTTTCCAGACAGCGAATACTGCAATCCACCAGAGCCAGAGGACATTTAATGATTCATTACCTTTGTAAAAACACATAGCAATGGCATCAATAAATTTAGACGTAGCACAACGGTTAGACATTACATGTAGAAAAAGAGATACATTTAAGCTCACTATAAACTTTGCAGATTCAAGTGGAACTGCTATTGATTTATCGGGATATAATTTCAAAATGGATGTTAGGGATGCTACCAATAGCACTGATATTATTGCTGACACACTAATAGTTCCTACAACAAATGCTGGGGGAGTTTTAGGTAAATTAGAATTAGACATTACAGATTCTAACATGAATGTAACAGCAGGCACGTACATATATGATTTGCAAGCAACATTAAGCGGAACTGTTACCACATGGATGTATGGGATATTTACAATAAATGATGACGTTACTTTTTAATATTAAAACATATTTATTGTGCCTGTAAACAATCAAGACGGAATATCTATAGTGGTTAATGAAGAAACTCCTACTGTAAGTATATCGCTTCAACAATCAAGCTCTTTAAACGTACAGAATAAACAAAAAATGTCTGTATCTGTAATAAACCCTAATGAGTATATATACCAAGAAGGTGCTGAAGCTGTTAACTGGGGCAGTATTTTAGGAACTTTAACTAACCAGACAGATTTAGTAAACTACATAAATAATCAAGTTTCTAAGGTTATTGAATCAAAAACCAGAACAGAGAGACTAGAAATGCAAAACCTAACTGTTCCTACTTTTGTTTATCAAACAGATGGAGGGGAAGAACAAGAAGGTCTTTATGTTTATAAGTCAACAGGTTGGACACAAATTTCATAAAAAAACAGACTAAAAAACGTATTATAATTCTTATTATCTTTGTACTCAAGTAATACTTAGAAAACAAAAAATATTTATATATGGCACAGTTTATAACAGTAGGAATTTCTGGTGAGAAGAAAGCTCGCTTTAGAGTTCAAGATATTGTTGCTATCGGAATGCTTACCACCACTACACTTACTCTTCATATGAGAGGAGGAAAAAAAGCGGTGCTTACAGTTGCAACAGATGCAGCTTTTGCATCAACTACCGATTTTTTAAGCGCAATTGAAAAAGCGTTTGTTTTAGAAGACCTTCCTTATCACGAAGACAAAGGTTTTTATCTTCCAGTTGAAAACACTAAAGCATTTTCAGCAATGGCTAACCTAGCTTAAATCTTAAAAAAATGAAAAAGACAAAATACGATAGCCCAGCATTTTTAAAAATAACAGCTACAGATACTGGCGTTTCTCCTCTTTATGTAAGAGCTGAAGAAGTACTTAGTGTTGATAAAGAAAGCGATACGGTTACAGCTATTCACCTAGACGGTGGAGGTAAAATTGCATTAACCACAGCCACAGACACAGCTTCAACTGTTCAAGCAGGCATATATGGTGCTATTCAAAATGCATTTTATAGACGAGGTAGTGCAGGAGAATCTTTTACAATAGATGTATCAAGTGCAGTTGATGTTCAAACTTACGCATTCTCTTAATAAATAGTAATATACTGATATTCAGAAGGCTGCATTTACGTGCAGCCTTTTTTTATATCTTTGTGTAATGAAAGCGAAGAAGAAAGATTCACGTTTAGAAAGAGCTGGGGTATCTGGTTACAACAAACCTAAGCGTACCCCTAACCACCCTAAGAAGTCTCACATCGTTGTCGCTAAGGTTGGTAATATTATCAAAACCATTCGCTTTGGTGAACAAGGAGCAAGTACAGCAGGAAAGCCTAAAGCTGGGGAGTCTTCTAAAATGAAGAAGAAACGTGCTTCTTTTAAAGCACGTCATCGTAAAAACATTGCCAAAGGTAAGCTGTCTGCTGCGTATTGGGCGAATCGTGTCAAATGGATTTTAATACTACCGTTATGGCTTGCGCTTTAGAGTTGCCAAAAGAAGTATACAAAGGTGAGGACGGACGCTGGTATAAACCGTGTCCTAGCTGTGGTGATGAACAATCATACCTAAGACGCAACTATGCTATAATGTCTTACAATGAAGGTAAAGAATGTAAGAAGTGTTCTAACAAGAAGCCAGAAAGCAACGCTCACAAAGGATGGATTAAAGATGTTCTTCGTACTTCTTTCGCTTACAAATATCAAGCACAAGCAGACATAAGAGGATTAAACTGGGAAGTTACTTTTGAATACTTAGCAGAATTGTTGATTGAGCAGGATTTTAAATGTGCTTTGACAGGATGGGATATTGATGCAATGGAACTAAATCAAAACACAGCATCATTAGACAGAGTAGATTCATCCAAAGGATACATTGAAGGAAATGTTCAATGGGTTCATAAGATGGTTAATATGAGCAAACAGCAGTATACCCAAGAAGAGTTTATTGAGATGTGTACAGCTGTGGCAAACAAAGTAAAGTGGTAATGACAGAATCAGACTTCAGACTAATTCTACTAAACGCAACAGCCTTCACAATATCTATGGCTCAAGTTGAAATGGCTCTCAAGCTAATGCTTCTAATCGTATCCATAGGATACACCTTACAACGCTGGTATCTTCTTCGGAAAGACAAGGCTAAAAAATGAAACTCTCGTTACTATCTAAGATATCTTTAGCAATAGCCATTGCTATTATGGTGTCTTTTTTTTCTTATCAAACAGCTTTAGTTATAAAGTATACTAAGCTCACTATGATGTCTGTTTGGATAGGATGGGGAGCAGTAGTTTTATTTATGCCATTCTTTTTCTTTGTAGTCGTAGAGTACATTAGAAAAGTAAGATACAAGTTTCAGTCTATAGACGATACGCTTTCTGCAATTAATCAGTCTAATGCATTAGTAGAGTTTGACCCAGACGGAACTATTCTTTCATGCAATGATATATTTTGTGAAGTTACAGGTTACTCTGAAACAGAGCTTATTGGCAAACCACACAGAATGCTTTTGCCTAATAACATTGATGTTGATGGATACAAAAAGTTTTGGTACGATTTAAAAAAAGGCAGGGTTAAAAGTGGAGAGTTCTTACGAATAAACAAGTTAGGCAAGGAGTTTTGGATATACGGAAACTACAATCCTATTAAAAATCCATACGGGGAAGTTTATCGTGTGCTAAAGATTGCCTCTGATATTACAGACAAAAAACTCATTGAGCTTGAGGTAAACAAAAAGAATGGGTATTTAGAACACGCTGCAAAGATTCTAAGGCACGATATGCATTCTGGAATCAATACATATATCCCAAGAGGATTAAGCTCTTTAAAACGCAGATTAACACAACAAAACATAACAGATTTAAAAATATCAGCACCGCTTAAAATGATTCAAGAGGGGTTGATACACACACAGAAAGTATACAAGGGAGTCAAAGAGTTTACTAACCTTGTAAAGAATGATGCTCAACTAGAAAAGAATGTAGTAAACCTACGAGATATTCTGTTGGGTTACTTATCGTCAACGTCATACATTAAACAGGTAGAAGTAAAAGAACTGGTAGATTATAAAGTCAACGAGGCTTTGTTCTGTACTGCTGTAGACAACTTAATTAGAAACGGACTAAAGTATAATGATAACTCTACAAAGCGAGTTTCAATTTACATGGAAAAAGAAGATACTTTAGTAGTAGAAGACAACGGTAGAGGTATGTCTCAAGAAGATTTTGAGAGGTACTCTAAAGCTTACGCAAGAAAAGAAGACCAAGATGAAAATGGAAGCGGTCTTGGATTAAACATTTGTGTAGCAATCGTTGAAGAACACGGATTTAATATAACAGCAGAAAAATTAGAACAAGGAACAAAAATAAGAATACAACTATGATTGACTCTATATTACTAGTAGATGACGAAGACCTATTTCACTTAGTGTTTGAGGATGCGTGTAGCCTTCTTGATATGACACTAAGCTTACAGGCATTAAACTCTTCAGACGAAGCAGACCGCCTCTTTAAAAAGTGGTTTGAAGAAAGTCCAACAACAGACAGACCAGAATGTGTGTTTGTAGACCTCAACATTATTGGTTCAAGCTTTGACGGCATTGAGCTTATCAGAAAAATAAATACAGATTATGGAAACGGAGTGGTTATTGGCATTATTTCTAGCTCTGATGATAACCAAGAGATTGATAAAGCGAAAGCTGTAGGCGCACAGTTTTGGATTATTAAGTCTGACGAAATAGAGCCACGACTAGAAGAGTTTGTGAAAGACTATGATGGGTATGTGGCTAGAACTGCTCCATTTAAAATCTATAAATGATAAATGGTAACGACACTATAAATGAAGCCTTACTAAAAGCAAAAGCTAAAAAGGTTTACTTAGAAGGAAACTTTGTAAAAATCATCAAAGGTTCTTTAGATAAAGATGTCGTTACATATATAGAGGAGTGCAAGACAAAAGACAGGTTAGCCAGAAAGAAAAGGCTTGATGTCACTAAGCAGGTACAGGCTCAGAATAAAGAACTTGAAGAGGCAGCTACGGTAAACAAGGCTCTTGTTATAGAGCTTCAGAATGAGAAGGATGAAGCAGAGAAACTAAGAGACGAGGCTGTTGAGGATTTAGACCTTATGCAGAAGCGTACTCAGTTTGAGTTGATAGGTCTTATTGTAAAAGTAGCTTTAGTTATTATTATAGGTGTAGGTGTTTTAACTACGCTTATGTATGTTACAGCTATGCTGGCTAATAAAGACACTACGATACTAGGTAATGCTTGGAGTAATCTGTTTGG